TTTTAGGATTAAATGATGGAGTATCATCTATTTACAAAAAAGGATAAATTATGAGTCAGTGGATTGCCGGGATTGCCAGAGGGCACAATGGTGGAGTTTGTTTATTGAAAGATGGAGAGATTGTTTTCTCTATTGAAGAAGAACGACTCTCAAGACGAAAATATGACGGAGGTCCTTATGGTTCAATAGTTAAAATTCTTGACTACACGGACGAGATAGATTATCTAGTTATTGCTCATACCCAACCAGATGATAGCCGAGTTGATTTTAGGGGAGGTAGTGTATATAATGCACTTGCTCAGAAATTACGTCTGATTAAAGATGATTCTCAAGTATTGGACTTGCATAAATGGCATCATAAATTACACGCCGCTTGTGCTTTTTATAGGTCTGGATTTGAAGATGCTGTAGCACTTATTGTTGATGGGGCCGGTACATTTATTCCAATGCAAATTGGAGGGCAGGATGAAATGTCTTGGGAATTAGAAACTATATTCAAATGTAATTATCCAGACGAATTCAAAACTCTCTATAAACATCAAGGAGGTAGAGGACCTTGGCCTAGTATTAGAATACCAGAACAGACTTCAGAACGAGAAGGCGAGGAAGGAACTCACGAATTAATTCTTGATGATTCTGCTGGTATCGTGAAAGCATACGAAGCTGTAACACAATATTGTGGTTGGGCGCCTATTGAAGCAGGTAAGACAATGGGTTTATTTCCATATGGTGAACAGGCAGATTATTTTCCACCCATTTACAGCGATGGCGGAGGAGGAGATTGGAAAACTACAGATAGAAATTTAATTATTCCAACATATCCCAACGGATCAATAGTGAATGAAGGTCGTTGGAAGAAATTAGCATCTTCTCCAGAAGAAAGAAACGGCGATGTGACTTTGCTTCAGAATCGTAGGGATATGGCATATGCTATTCAGACAGAATCGCAACAAATGGTACTAGACTTAATTCGTAAAGCAGTTAAAATGGGCGGAAGCAAAAATGTTGTTCTTTCTGGCGGATATGGACTCAATTGTGTAGCTAATTATTGGTATCTTGATCAATTAAAAGACGAAGATATAAATTTATATGTAGAACCGGTCAGCAATGATGCGGGTACAGCAATGGGAGCCGCTTTATTAACTTACTATTCACTCACAAAAGACAAGACAGTAAGACCATATGGAGAGAATTTATGTCTTGGTCCAAATGTAATGCAGTCTAGAGATGAGATTATTGATATTGCGAAGAAATATGATGCAACTGGAGTATATGAAAAACAATATGCACCAGATGCTGTGAAACTTATCTTGAAAGGAAACATTGTCACTTTGTTTCAAGATAGGTGTGAGAACGGCCCGAGGGCTTTGGGCAATCGTTCTATCCTATATGATCCGCGAGGAGCTGACGGAAAAGATTTTGTAAACTCCGTGAAGAAAAGGGAGTATTTCCGTCCGTTCGCCGGATCTATACTACACGAACACGCACACGAATGGTTTGATATGAGAGGAATGGGAGAATCTCCTCATATGATGTACGCAATGAATTGTTCCAGTAAGGAATATGCTGACCAGATTCCTGCTATTATTCACATAGACGGAACTTGTAGAATTCAGACTGTTAAAGAACATCAAAATCCAATTTACTATGAAATGATTGAACATTTCTATAAAGAAACTGGAGTACCAATACTATTCAATACATCTTTCAATCTTGCAGGTGAACCTCTTGTGGAAACAATTGATGATGCTATTAGAACATTAGCGGAAAGTCAACTAGAATATCTATATATACCAGAAAAGAATTTAATTATTGAAGTAGAAAACAAATAGGAGAAAGAAGATGCCAAAAATACCACCAGCGATTTTAGGAGAATTGAATGAAGAAGATTATCATTCAGAACTAGGCGATGCAGAAGATCCTTCCATTGAAGAGCGGAAAATCTTACTTAACAAGAGATTGGAGAGTATGAAAGAAAATAGAGAAGCTCGCATTTTACAAGCAAGTGTAGATGAAAGTGTGCCAGTTCCAGAGCAACACGAACATAAAATTGCAGAAGATAAAAAACTCTCTAAAGATGAGGTGAGAGAAATAGTTCAAAACAAATTTAAAGAGGAAAACAAGCAAGGAGAGGACATTAGTGATGAAGAACAAGCAAAACGTACGGCCGCATTTCAAAAAATAATTATCGTAACTGGCGGAGCAGGTTTTATAGGTTCACATTTAATTAAAGAATTGAATGCCCAAGGACGAGAAGATATATTGCTTGTAGATGATCTGTCGGATCCTCGTAAATTACAGAATATTAATACATTAAAATTTCAAGATTATGCAGATAAGAGTAAGTTTCAAGAACTTTTAGGTTTTCTAGCAGAAAATAAAATGATTGAACGGATATATCATCTTGGCGCTGAGAGTTCCCGTTTTTGTGAAGATGGTAAATATTTGATGGAAAATAACTATCAATATACGTGCAATATTATGGACATTTGTCATATGCACAATATTCCTCTTGTCTTTGCTTCTAGTGCCTCAGTATATGGTAATCAAACAATGGAAAAATACGACATTCCTAATATGTTATTTGATGATGCTAGAGATAATTATACACCAGAAAGTTATTATGCTTTGAGCAAATTGCAGGCAGACAGATATAGTCGGAAATTTATGGAAATTTCCGAAGATACGATTATTGGATTGAGATACTTTAATGTTGTATCAGAAGGAGAACACGAACAACATAAAGATGAAGGTAAATCAGCATTATGTTGGATGAAGGAACAATATAATAACAGCGGATGTGTAGAATTGTATGACGGTTCAAAAGAATTCAAACGTGATTTTGTTCACGTTAAAACTGCTGTTTGGATGACAATGAACGCAATGAAAAAAGGTCGTTCAGGAATTTATAACATAGGAACAGGGACAGCAACGTCATTCTATGACTTTGCCAAAGACTTTGCGGAAATACCGGAAACAAATATTCATTTTATTCCAATGCCTAAAGCTATAGCACAAGGTTATCAAAAATTTACTCAAGCAAATATGGATAATGCTTGTTTTGGAATAACTACTCGTCCTTAGATCATATCTTTTCTCCACATATTCTCTAAAGATGGAATTTCGTATCGTTCTAGTTCTCGCATAAGTTCATTGTTTGCTCCTACTAGATATTCGATACGTTTTTCATACTTGGATCTGATAGAATCTTCTAACTCTTTTTTCATCCCTTTGTCATAGACAAGAGTTGCTAAATTGTTCATCTTTAATTAAAATCTTGAAGGGTTGTATTAAAAGAAAAAGATATTCTATCTGAATCTTCTTTATTCATAAGAACCCTATGTTGTATCCACGCTGGAAATATAATAAGAAGATTTGGGCTTGGATCTATTGACCATACGGATCCATTTACTCTGTTCCATTCTTCTATAATATCTTCAGACCAAAAAAATTGATTTAAATAATCAAACGGATGTTTGAAAAGAATAGGTGCCTTTCCTTTCAAATAAAATGCACCAGACAAAATGCCGTAAGGATGATTGTGTAATTCATTGAAATGTCCTTTTCCATTTATATTAATCCAAATATTGCTAATTTTTTCTTTCAGATTCTTCTTTAACTGTATCTTATTGTGGTATATATTAGCCGCATCTTCTATTTTATTTTTAAGTTTCACAAATTCAGGGTGTGTTTCATTGATAACATCACCACTTTGCCAACCTCCCATATTTGTATATTCAGCGGATTTTCCGGTTTTGAGTTTCGTTACATAACAAAATTCAATCAGAGAATCAATATCTAATTCTAAGTCCGTCATTTGTACTGGCGTAATGAATAAATTTAAGTCTTCTCTTTCCATCAATAATCTTCCTCCTCGAAGGCCGCACTCATTATCAATTTTTTCATCGATTTGAAGTCTTTTCCGTGTATTGCTCCATTAGCATTACCCACTTTAACCACAGAGTATTGTTTTAATGCTTTTTCCAATCGTTGTTCAAAAGCATTTATTTGTCTATTCCGGATAGACACATAATCTTTATCATCCATATCAAGTTCTCTTAATAGCCTATATTATATAAATAGTAGTAGTCTCTTCACATTTATTTATACATCATTTTGAAAGTTGGGTAGGGACTGAAAACACATAAATAAGAGTAATAAACAATTAAAAGAGGAAATAAATGGAAACTTTACTAGCATTATTTGGTGCTAAATGGTGTTGCGTATTTGCATCTACCGCTGGAGGAGTGACTAATGGATTAGTTCATACTTGGACGGGATGGAAAGCGGAACTGAAAAATGTAGCACTCGCGGCTGCGGCCGGATGGATTGCCGCAGAATTTGCTATACCTGCTTTAATGGAGCAATTTGAATTTGG